ACCTTTCCCATCCTCCGTCGACATCGCTTTTTACAGCTATCCCCCGCTTCGTTCCTAGTGCTAAAGGGTTTTTATGAACTATGTTGTGTTTTTCGACTGCCAACAATGCAATCTATATCAACTTGTGAGCCCAATTTGTTTGATGGCTTCCACACTCTGGTGTGTCAATCAATATGTACGTGTGCTTCTATACGAGAGCTTTTTCCACAGCGGTAATTTAAACTGGCCCGCCAACCTTATGTGTTGGAATGGTTTGCCTGTAAGTGCTCTTTGAGAATTTTTGATCCACCAACTCTAACATTAATGATACCATTGTAGTAATCATCTGTTTCGAGTACTCTGCGTTCAAACTGTTCCCGTGCCTCTAAGTAACTTGCGATGCCTCTGCTAGGACAAATATGAATAATTTCTCTTGTGAAATGTTCTTCGCCTAACTCTAGAACGTCTGCATTAAGTCTATCACTGGAGCCATAATAATCTTTCCAATCACTTTCTTTAGTACTACGTCTTTTGTTTTTTTTGCCTTTGAGCGGGTTCTTTGTTACTTTGAATTTTGCTAGTTTTTTGCCTACGTACATCATGCCATTGGACTTATTTGTTATCAGGTATACAAAAGCTTCACAACCTTCTGGAAGTTCGTCTATTGTGTTACCTTGATAAGTCCATTGCATCAAGTACTTACCGATGCCTGTGTTATTATGCCTAAGTCTTGGAATTATGCTTGTCGTGTATTTCATCCATACGCAGTTTAGCAAGAGAGCGTATCTCTCTTAACCATCTTCTTGACTCTCTATGAGTCCGTACAGAGTTTCTTGCCTCAAACTTCTCGTTTGCCTTATAATAAGCCATATAGGCTTTAGTTAATTTGTCGTGTGTATCATCATTCATTGTGTACTTCTACATCGTTCTCATAATTTGTAAATCCGTTTTCTTTGATTACTTTAAGAACATGTGTAACTCTTCCTACTAATTCGTCTTTGTGTGATATAAGATAAACGTTTTTGTCACGCTCTCTTCCCATTTTCTTAAGAACTCCTAATGCACTTTCAACGCCTGCTGTGTCCATGCCACTATCAATTAGCTCGTCAATAAACAACAAGTTAATATTTTGATATAAACTTTCCCAAACATCACGGAACGCAAAGCTCATACCAAGTATAAGTCTATTACGTTCACCTCTTGATAAGTTGTCAAAGTCTAAATCCTGACCTAGTTGTGTTATTTCAACGTTCAAATCGTTTTGGAATACAACTTGATGCGGTAAACCTAACTTATCAAGATAGTTAGTAAGTCTGTTGTTTAGGTATGCTAAATTCTGATCAATAATCTTCTTACGAATGAAGCTATCTTTGTTTGTTAATAGTTTTAACAAGAAGTCTTGATGCTCTTTAAGACTTGTTAAGTCATTAACTGCCCCCCAATTAATTTCCTGCATAGCACTATTGTTTAGTTCGTCAATTTGTGCTTGATACGGATCAGCATCATTTTCTTTACTAGATAATGCTTGCTTTAATCCGTCTACGTTTTGTCGATGATCAAATGCTTCTTTTGCAGTTTCATAGAACGTTGTAGGTTTGCCATTAATGTCACCAATTTCTTCAAGCCCTTGCATAACATCTTTTGCTTTTACAGCAATTTCTGCTTGATATGCAATAGCATCTTCGAGTTCTTTACTTTTACGTAAAGAAATTTCTGCTTTTTTGTCTGCGTGTAGTTCTTGCCCACACGTATAACAAGTTGCATCTTCTAATTCTAAAACGTCTTTTTTTACCTTTTCAATTGACTTGTCTGCACGTACTAGTGCTGGCTCAAGCGTACTTAATTCTTTTTTAAGAGCTAAAATGGCGTTGTTGTGCTTTGACCAATTAGTTAATTTATCGTGTGCTTCTAATTCTGCGTTAATATCTAAATGTTCTAGTTGATCAATGCCTAATTGAAGTTTTCCAACGTCTTGCTCTTTCTTAGAACTCCATGCACGTTGAGTGCGTTGTAAACTTTCAATAGTAGATCCAATTTTTTCGTTTGCACCTTGAATAGCATTAATTTTTAATGTCTCTTCTGTAATAGCATCTTTTGTTTGTCTTACTTGTTCTTTAAGATTTTCTGCCTTTTCACTAAGGATTGTAATACCGAGTAACTGTTCAATAATATCTTTTTGATCATTAACTCGCATACTTAAAAACGGCTCTGTGTATGTGTTTAACGCAACAATATGTTTAAACATATTATGAGTCATACCGAGTAAGTGACTAATTTCTTCTTGTGTTTTTCGACTATCTCCCTGAGACTCGTCTGTCATTTCTTGCTCTTGACCGTCAACAAAAAATCTTAATACATTAGGAGAACGACCGCGTTCAATCTTATATTTTTTATTATCTTTCTCAAAAGACAAAGTAACAAGCATGCCTTTATTATTAGTTTTATTAATTAAGTTATTACGTTTAATATTTGTTAAAGCAAGGCCATATAATGCATACGAAAGTGCATTGATAATAGTAGTTTTACCAGTACCATTACGACTTCCGCTGTCATCACCGCCTTGATCTAAGTTTTCACCTAGTACAAGAGTAAGTTGTTGCTTATCAAACGCAACTGCTTGAGTTTGATTACCAACACTCATAAAATTCTTAACTGTGAGATCTTTAAACTTTATCATAGTTCGTTATAAATTCCTAATAATAGTTTCTTGTCGTAGCTTTCCGTATCAATTGCAGATATTTCTTTTGTAACAATTTGATCTACGCTTTCAAATGTACTAATGTCAATATCAGTATGTATTTCTTCATCTTTTTGACTAGGAATAAGTGTAATTTCTCGACAGTTATAGTTGTTAATAAACGTTTCTTTAATATAACTTGCTTCTTCGTAACTAATAGGTAAGTCGAGTGTTACTCTAAGATACATTTTAGATTTTAAAAGAGTTTCTTTTTGATCTAAGAGTTGACTAAGTTTAACAGTACGGTACTTAGGGCAATCTTCCCAATTAATATATTCAGGTTCTCCATTATTTTCCTTGTCGAGGACCATCATTCCTCGATCGTCATCCCATGCATCGGCATAGTTGTGAGGAAATGCATTGCCCATATAATGAACTTGGCCTTGTTTTTGACGTTTATGAAAATGCCCGCTAAACACGTACTTTTGATGTTCAAAGTGTTCAGCTCTAAGTTCACCGTGATCGGGCATTTGCACCATAGCATTCATATAGAAGCTAGGTAGCTCAAAGTGTCCAAACATATACTTGGCTTTAATTTTAGGAATTTTTTTCCACTCTTCACCAACTAACCAAGGAACGAGTACAACGTCATCTTCTTCGTAGATCTCATCAACATATGTAATTCCCGGAATGTGTTTGCCAAACTCTACACTATACACATCACGTTTGTCTTTATAATACAAATCATGATTACCTGCAAAGAAGTAAAACTTTTCAAAAGCCGCTCCTAGTTTTTCAAGACACCTAGTAGTTGAGTCCAGTGTTTGCACATTAATAGTGTTTCTATTATGATGCCAGTCACCGCAAAAGATACCAGTCTCACAACCGTTAGCTTTTGCCTGAACAATAAACCAATCTACAAAATCTTCACAGTCTTGCAAGTGCAATCGACTGTTTGATTTCATACCAAGGTGTATGTCAGTAAATACTGCCGCTTTCTTAAACATTAATATTCCTCTTTTGTATAGTATAGCTTAAATTAATCTATTTGTCAAGACTTTTTGGTAAATTCTGCCTGTGTTACAGTAGTAGCTTTACCTTTATCATCATACGTTGTAATTAATGAATCGGCTTGCTTAGGCATATACTTAACCCGTTCTCTTTCCCAGTCGCCTTGATTCTGTCTTGTAAAACTAGGGTTCATATCGTTCATTTCAAGAATATCATCTCTAATATTTTGATTACGTTTTTCAATGTTAATGACTCTTACAAAGCTATTAGTAACGGCCGCAGTATAATATGCAAACGGATTATTAGATTTTGATTCATCAAACTGCAAACCAATTTGTGCTAATTGCAAAATTGCCTGGCCCCGCATCTCGTCATTGTATGTGTATCCACGTACATTACCACGGGTAGCATACCGATCACACAACTTCATCCACATTAGTGCAAGTTTGTTAGTTGCCTTGCCGTGGTCTTTATTAAAGAAGCCATTTTCCATACCACCTTGCCAGTGACTTTTACCTATACATACTAGTTCATCGACTTCATTAAACTTCCAATGTTGAAAGGGAGGAAAGTTTAATTTTACTCTGTAATCTGCTGGTGTTTTAGGATTTTTCTTTCTTCCGGGCTCTTCTGGAATATGCTCAAACGACATAATACGAAAGACAACATCGGTCTTTAATATTGTTCTGTAATCTATTTCAAACTCGGCTAGTTTTTTTCTTCCGCCTGCTTCTCTAGCGGCTTCAAATGCTTCTTGTTGCATTCGCTTTGCTTGTACTCGTTTTGCCTCAGCAATAGTTCTGACGTGAATCTTGTCAGTGCTAGGCAAAATTAAATCATATTGAGCGTACTCAGGTGCAACATAACTACAGAATGTAGATTTTGACTTGTGTATTTCCTTCAATATGTCTTTATTATTTAAATAATTAACTCTTTTCATGTGTTCTCCAGTTGTTAAGTACTATTATAAACTACTCTGATAATAAAGTCAACTAAATAATGTATATAGGAGACAATTAATTATGGCTACATTCTTTAAAGACGGAATAATTTCTAAAGGTGGTGTAAATCAAGGGAAATCCGTCCCCACGGGGGTTAAAGCTCCTGGACAGAATAAAGATTCAGGAAATGCACCAGATTGGTTGTCCGGGGTTCCGTCTGACATTAAAGATATAGGACAAAAAATATTTGATGGGGTCAGTGGCGGCGCAAAAGATTTTGCGGCCGGACTTAGAGGTAAAAACTTGCCGGGCAAGGCCGGAACACAAATTGCTTCTTCTGAAGCAAGTTTTTCTAGTAGTGTTGAAAATAAAGATTGGCGTGTTAAAATTTCAGTTCCTCAAGTTATCAAAAATCAAAATTCACCGTTATTACAGATGCTTAATACTAACGGGTTTGTGTTTCCTTATACTCCGACTATAATCATTAGTCATAGTGCTAACTATAATACAGTGGCACCTATACATAATAATTATCCTTTTTTTGCTTATCAAAACTCACAAGTGGATCAGTTGACAATCGTAGGACAATTTTACGTACAAAACGCACTTGAAGCAAAATATTGGATGGCATGTTTGCACTTTCTTAGAGCAATGACAAAAATGGATTATGGGCAAGGAAGCTCTGGAGCTCCGCCACCGATTGCAAAATTAAACGGATATGGAGATTATGTGTTTAACAATGTTCCGGTTATTATACAAAACTTTACAGTTGATATGCCTAATGAAGTAGATTATATATCAACTGATTTTACTACAGTTCCCGGAGGGTCTGACCCAACAGGAAATACCTCTGGAAAATCAAACTATGGGTGGGCACCAACAGAATCGCAATTTTCATTAACAGTTCAGCCTATATATAGTAGAGACAAACAGACCAAATTTAATTACAGTAACTTTATTACTGGCAAAAATTTAGGAGCGGGGTATATTTAATGAGCAGTAGTCCATATGCAAAAACATCAATGTCTTCCAACGGTACTCTTAGTATTTTAACAATCAGGCCTGTTCCGGCATACTCTGACGATCCGATATATACTATAGAGCCACAATACAATCATAGGCCCGATTTACTAGCTTATGATATGTACGGTGATCACAGACTATGGTGGATATTTGCTCAACGAAACTTAGATGCTATCGAAGATCCAATATATGATATTGTAGCTGGAACCCAAATTTACCTTCCAGATAAAGAGAGAGTATTAAGAGCTCTAGGAGACTAAATGCCGTACGTTTTTAAATCAGGCCAACCTATAAAAGTCGACGCCAAAACAGGAAAGCTAACTGGTGGCACATATTATCCACCAGGGTCTGAGCCAGAACCCCAAGCAGTTGAAGGAGATCCGGAACAAGCAAAAGCATTTATGCGAGCACTTGGAATGAACAACCTTGCAGACAATTACGAAAAATGGGGAAAGCAAGCTGAAGCTGGAGAAGTTCCTGATTTATTTGGAGGCAACTCAAACCTTGGTAGTGTTGTTACACAATTAAAAGAAGGTCAACCGCTTGACGCACTGAACTCTGCCACGTTGGGAGATTTAAAAGGTACATATCCTCAAGCTACAAATTACGGTAGTAGAGGCGACAAAGATTTTATTCCAAGACAAGTATTCAACGCTGTTAACGGTACTGGTGCTACCGATGGTGTGTCGATTCCATTTCCAAATGTACTTGAGAGATTCGCGTCATACAATAATATATTTTCTTTAGGATGTCTAAGTCCACAAGAATTAAATTATCCAGATGAAAGTTATAGAAAAACTGGATTAAAAGCAGGACATATCCTTTTAAGGTCAAACGGTCTA